AGGTAATATACACGGTAAGTCTTATCGAGCTTTTTATTGTATATCTTTTTGAGGAAGATTGAGGACATCTCTACAATCCATTTCTAAGCCCCTACGAGGCTGTTTAAGACGTTTAAGTGGATACTAAAGTGGATACACCATTGCTTGAGCTAATATTATCAATATACCGCAGAAATAGAGGTATTGAATTCTAATAAAACCCAATGCTTTGAATAAATAAACATTAGGTTTAAAAGCCTTAATCGGCTCTTTACGAGTATAATAAAAAAATGATTCTTATTCAAAGTCAGTGATATTTGAAGCATTAAATGTATGTTTTGTAATTGGATATGCTGTAAAATTAGCTTTAAGTAGCACCAACAGTAGCACCCTCATCCATTGCCTTTGTGTAATATTTGTATCAGTTCCGTAACAATTTCATCGTGAAGTCTATCCTCTTTTAATGCCTTATCAAAATTATCTGTGAGTTTTCTCAAGTCCCTTTGTGAATGTAAAAGGTACTCTCTTAATAATTCCGTTATTAAGGGATAGTGATTTTTATACTGTTCGATTATATCGTTAAAATAATCAACAGTATCTAAGAGTAGCGGAGCCACGTTTTCCAATCGATCGAATACGTCTGCAATGTTCAACTCCACCTTTGTTAGCGGAGGAGGGGTAAGTAAAAAAATGATTCTTCGTAAATGGTTATTCTCTTCTGTTAGCTCGGCTATTCTAAGTTTAGAATTAGCCATATGTTCTTATTAGTTCTTATTATCCAGCAGGGTCATATTGGGTTTTTCTTTTTCTGGTATCTTATCAAACTTCTCTTTCATATCCGGCAGCTTAGTAAGCTCTATCAATGCTTTTCTTAATCGTGTATTCTCATCAAATAATTCTGTTATGGTTATTATATTTTTCCTGTTCACTTCTTCGAGTTTGTTGAGGCGTTCTGTATGAAATACCAAACTGTCTTTTCCTGTAATGAGCCAATCAATACCGATATTAAAATATTCAGCTATTTTTTGCAGGGTCTCTGGTTTTTGCCATGTATTCTTTTTTACAGAATATCGCAAACCGCCTTCCCCGACCTTAGCTAATTGTGCAAGCCTGTATATCGAGCTTATTTCGTTGGCGATTGCCAGCCTAATAACCCTTTCAGTGATACCTCCCAGCTTGAGGTATTCTTTTAAATCTTCTGCTTCTCTACCCAAAATTGTATTTTTTTCTCACTTAAATTCCGTGTTTTCAATGGGGGTAAATTTTTACCCTTAAATTTATGCGTAAAAGACTTGCGGATACATTGATGCTTGATGTATATTTGTACGTTAACATAATTAACATAGGTAACAAACTTAACAAAGCATTGATAATATAAGGATTCAATTAAGAAATAAAACCCAATAAAATGGCAACCAAGACAAAAATCAAATCCACCCACATTAGAGTTTACACCACTTCAAAGCATAAACTGACACAGGCTGCCGCTTTAATAACAGCTAAAAAGGGTAAGCTAATATCGCCCCCGAAACTTCTTGAGACGATCTTAGACAGATATATCAAAAGAGAAAAACTAACAATTAATTAACATGAAACAACTCCTCTTAATATTCCAAAAATTCAACATCCACGCTGAAATGGTTGAAGCCTCAGAAAAGAAATACGGCAAACTGCCGAATGTAGAAGAAAGGTCAGAATTTCAGACGCAGAATATATTCTGCGATTAATGAACGACAAAATTAATAATTAATTAAAAAAGACAATGATAATAGAAAACAACGAATACAACGATAAGATAATTCAGTTTGTTCAATTCTGCCGTGACGAAGAAAAGTTTGAAGAAGCAAGACTGAATCTTAAAAATGCTTTGACAAATGAAGAGTGGAATCACGCCACAGAGCAGGACGTTTTAGATATGATGTTACAGGATTTTAACCCCGACACAGACACAGTGATATATCCTTACGCAAAGGAGGTTGACGACTAATGACTCCCCAAACGAATATGAATAAACTCAACTTGTTCACCAGGGAAACCAGAGACGCTATTAATTTACTAATAGAGGTAAACAACACACTGATTCAATTCTTGCACCCAAACATACTGCCGTCAACAGTGGCTACTGAATGCATTAATAAAACCGAAGCCGTAAAACAAAAAATAAATAAAATTAAACTTTAACAACCACTATGGAAACTCTATCACAACTCGCCTCCACCTTCAAAGAACTCGAAAGGGTACACACGGCAAAGAAACTACTGTCTCTAATCACCAAGCCCGAACCCAAACCCGAAACGCCATTACAACACACGCTTAAGCAGGGCTTAAAGCAGTGGAATGAAAACAGGGGAAATTGCAATGCAAGTTTTTTGTATCCCGACAAAGATACACCGCCCAAAAGTAAAGTTATACCCGAAGAAGTGTTTGACGAGATGATGTTAGGAGGGTTGAAATGAAACCAAAATACCAAGCGGGTGAAATGATAAGAGGCGTTATACTGGTTTACTACTTCATTTACCCAAGCAAATTACAGGATCAATAACAATTTTTACAAATTGATATGAAAACTTATAAAATTGAGGTAAAGGAAAGAGATATAAAAAGAGGTAAGGTTATGGAGCCGTGCCTCTGCCCGGTTGCTTTAGCTCTGAAAAGAAAATTCAAAAAACATGTTACTGTGGGCTACATATTTACAAGCGTGCTGGGCTTAACATCGGGGACAGAGTTACCCGAAAGAGCAAAAACATTCATTGCAAAATTTGATAACGGTAAACCCGTTAAACCATTTTCATTCACAATTAAACTTTAATACTATGACAGACAATCCACTACACAGTAACAATCCAGAATATTACAAAATATTCGGCACACCCGAAGAAGTTGAACTTTGGGAGAACCGTTCCTACTGGATATTTCAAAACGGCAAACTCGTAGAAGCATGCGGGGTAGAGGAGAAGGGGGAGAAAGATAAATGAAACCTGAAGAACGTGAAGCCTTAGAAAATGAATGGCGGGAAGTGATTGAAAGATTAAGAGGTGAAAATCCTGACCCTAAAGACCTAAGAAGAAAAGAGGAAATCACCTCGTTACTAATGACAGACGGTGAAAGTAAAGACATCAAATTTAATTTTTTAAAAGGTAAGAAAAGCAATAGAGTTACTTCATTCACAAGAGACAGAAGATAAACACTAACCATAACAAAGCCGACCTTGCAGGGATCGGCTAAAAAAGAAAGGAACTATAAAATGTTATACAAAAATAAGTATAAATTCTTTCCGTGTCAATTCGGAGCAAGCGGGAATTTATTTCTTGAGTTTCGTGAGTTAAAGGAGGCAAAGGGAAAATGATAAACGATTTAAGAAAAGATGTATCTGATTTGAAAGTCAAGATTGATAATGCAATATCCTATATCAATTCTCTTGACAAGCCCGAAACAGTAAAACAGGAAGCAATTAAAAAACTTGAAAAAATAAGAGAGGACTTTATAATATGAGTTACGGAAATCCAAGACCAGTAAACCCCGCAAGTAAATTCATTGAGTGGAAAGGGGCAGAAGGTAAATTTTTCTATTACGTCAAATCACAAGTCGAAGGCGTGCCGGGTGAAAATAAAGAAATATCATTGCCTATAAAGTTTATCGTTATAGATGAACTTGCAATGATTACAGGATACAACAAAGAGCTTGACTGCGGGCTTTATTCAAACGAAGTACACAACATTAAGAGTGAAGTCTTTCACGTTAAATCTCAAAAAGGCGGTAAAGTCTGGACGGGTACTTATGACGACTTAAAGGGAACGATAAGCGGTGCAAAATTCACAAAGAGTATTTACGCTATGGTTGTTTTAGATGGCAAACCTGAACTGGTAAACTTCAAAATAAGCGGTTCTTTCCTTAACGCATGGATCGAGGCTAAAATTAATACAGACGTTCAGGGCGTTATGATTGATGACCTTGAAAAGAAAAAAAACGGTGCTGTTAATTACTTTCAGCCTGTCTTAAAAGGCTTCACTCCTCCAAATCCCGATAAGGCAAAGCTATTAGCGAAAACCTTATTTGCGAAATTGAAGGATTACTTTGAAGCCCGCAAGCAGTACGTTGTTGAAGATGTAATTATACAGGAACAGCTTACAGATGCACCCGATTCCGAAACAATGTCGGATGATGAAATACCATTCTGATAACTTTTAAAAAATAAATCAATGGATAACAACTTTTTCCCAATAAAAATAAAACAGGTTCCTTCTAAGAGTGAAATAGAAACAGTTCTTAATAAGTTCATTCTTTCAGAAGAATATTTGCCTGTTGAAAAATTCGTGATTTTAAAAGCATACGAATACCTGATTAAGCTCGGTGTTGAAAAGCTGAAGAACCCCGCTATAACTTCTTTTCTTGAACTCAAAAAGGGTGCTACGACAGATATACTCTTTGGGGCTAATGTCAAGATAACAGCGGAACGCAGGGACGTAACACGTAAGAAATATACTTACAGTGATAATGTTTCAGCGATTGAATGCGAGATAGCAAACCTTGAAAACGATCTAAAATACAAAAAGGATTTACTGAAGCTCGAACAGACAAAGGAAATTAACCAGGGGATTGCCAAAGAGGAAATCTTTGAAGATACATCAACCCCGCAGTATGGTATAACAGTAACCTTGAACAAATAACTTTAACGCCGTCACTAACTGGCAGGCGTAAGTGTCTGCCGGTTGTTGATGGGGGAAATAAGGAAAGAAAAAAATGAAAAAAAGATTATTAAAAGACCTACCATTTGCAAACTTAAAAGCAGGTATGGTTATAAGCGAATATAACAGCGGTTATTGCATTAAGAACGGAGAGACCTATTATTCAACAGGCGGAAGCTCATCTAATGGCATAACTTGTTTTGAGGAATCAGAGGAGGCTATAATAAAAACTATTTGGGATAATCCTGAATGGTTTACTGAAGCAGTTCTTAATAAAATTACCCTTAAAGCCCGCAGAGACTCTGTTACGCTAAGTTTTGACAGCATAGATATTGAAGATGCTGAACTTTTAGCAAAAGGTATAATGGCTTTAATCCCTAAGTTAGCAGAATATAAAAATTATAGCTGGGGTAAGTTCGAGAACATTGAGACCAAAATGAGCTAATGAAATTCTTTACCACAAAACACAACAACGTCATTGATCTCGTGGAATTCCTTGACCACTGTGACACCGTGAAAGACGGCTCTTATGAGATTGAGATAAAAAGGAATGTTAGACCGAATAATAAGAATCGGTACTATTGGGGCGTGTTGGTACCGTTCATTCAAAATTCAATTGAGGCTTACGGAGGTTGGGATCTTGAAGATATTCACGAGTGGTTAAAACTAACATTTAATTTTAAAATAAAAGACCTGCTAGGGAACGAGGAAAAAATAGCTCAGACAACACGTATGCCTGAGGATGAATTTGACGAATACCTTAACAGGATTTACCGCTACTTTGACAGTATTGGTATAGTAATACCGAAACGTGGCGAAATGGAAAAGGAAGTTGTATGAAATTAGCAGCAATTATAAAGCACCCGTTTCGTGACAATGATTTTAGGGTAGATATTTATGAATCGCCTGAGATCGAAACTAAAGACTTTGAAAATATAAGAATGGCAATTAGCGAGAGTTTGCTTGGCCCGTTTGAAGTTATTGCGGTTACAAGCAGGGTAGATATAAAAGAAACCTTGCCAATAAGAGCCGAAAAAGAATTTACAAAAAGGGACGTGCTTAATATGATTCAAAATTATCACACGCAATTAGGTGAATCGGAACTAACTAATTGTGATTTGGCAAAAAAAATTATTAACGATTACAAATGAAACTACAACCAAATTTAAAATCCCTCACGGAGCCGTTAATACAAACTCTAAAGGCATTACCTAAACCAATATCGGGTGAGGCACTCGCTATAAAATTAAGTATTTCACAGCGTGAATTAAGATTGCTTGTGAATTATGTAAGGACAAATATTTCGCCTCATATATGTAGCAGTAACGAAGGCTACTATTACCAGAACGATCCCGGGCTTATCCGTCAATCGCTTTTATGCATAAAGACACACGCCTATTCTCAGCTTGCATTGGTAAGCTCAATGGAGAAGTTGTTGGTGGAGGAAATGAGATGATAAACCAATTAAAACAGTATTCTAAGACGTGGAAGCGGTTTTGCAATTTCTTTAACGAAAAATTTAAAACAGTAGACCACCCGTTTGAGGATTTTTTAAAAGAAAAATATCCCAAAAGCAATATACTTTTTGACGATAAACTACGGCAAGCAGTAAAAAATATTGACGAATTCATTACGATTCCGTTTGATAAATTAGATTTTTTAATGCAAGAAGGTGTTATCAATGCGTTTCTTATGGGTGAGGGAATTTACTGCGAAATAACAACAGCAATGTATGTAACGGGTTTTGTTGGTTTTGAATTTGAAATTTATATTAAAGAAAAAACCTGTATGAATCAACTTGATAAAGGAACTCACTTTGAGACATACCAAACAGCCCGCATAGAGAGCTTTGTAAAATCTTTTGAAATATTAGAGGGCGGAGCCAACTAATGCCATTACCACCTGAAGCGTACAACGCTAACATAGTCACTAAGCAGATTGTAGAATACATACGTGCAATAGGGGGATATGCGAGGCGTATCAATGTGTATGGTGTTAGAAACCGCAAGCAGGATAACAAAGGACATCCTGACACAGACTGCCTTTATAAGGGCAGAGGCTTTAAAGTTGAAGTGAAAGACATCAACGAAAAATTAACCGATTCACAGATACAATATATAGCAGAATACGAAATGGCAGGTGGTAAGGTGTTTGTCGCAAGAGGTTACAACGGGTTAGATAATTTTATAAATGAGTTTAAAAAATGGAGAGGGATACACGGGATAAAATAATGGAAAAATTAATTATTGACAGAACAAAGTGGTTGAGGGGCAAGTATCATAGTGGGCTATTGCTAAATGGAGGTATGTGCTGTTTAGGATTTGACTGCAAACTCCACGGCTTTACTGATGAAGATATCGAGAGCATTGCCGTACCAGAAGATATACACAAGGTAGCTCATGGAATAATGGCATTACCAAATCATTTACAAAATAGCAGTTTTACTTCTCAAGCAATCCATATAAATGATACTGCAAAAATTACAGACGCCGACCGTGAAGCGAAACTTATCCAACTCTTTGCCACGCAAAACATTGAGCTTGAATTCATAAATTAATACCTCAAGAAAGGAGCCACAATGAAATAAAAAACCAAAATAAGGTTGTGTCCCGCCTTCGTATTGAGGGCGGGAAATTTTAAAGGAGTGAAGGGAATGGATTTACAAACAATAATGAAAAACCACTGTGAGGCGACACGCAAAAAGTCGTTTGACAATTCCGATCAATTAACTTTAGGGGAATTGATTTTAAAGATTGAACCGCTTGCAGAAAAATATAAAGACGAACCCGATATAGAGGTTGGTTATGATTTTGAATATTTATTTCCTACCTGTATTGATTCGTGGCGTGGCGACTATTCAGAATGTGCCTTAAATTTTGTAGTAGATGATTCTGACTGCAAGCCTTTAAACGTTCAGGCATTTTTAAAGTTACTGAAAGAAACGGTTGGTAAAACATTCACTGGCTACAAAGGCGGGAAATTCACTATGACAAAAAACACGCCCGTTTGGGTTGCTAATTACGGCAATTCTGGCGAAACAGCAATAGTTGATGTTCTTGACAAAAACTATAAAGTGGTTTTAATAACGAAGTACACGGAGTATTAATATGACCCCACTAAAAATAATACGCTTTTATTATTACCAATGCGAGGACATACGCCTCGACCTGGAGGAATTTATCACACCGACCAATACAGGTAAAGCCTTGCTGTTTTTGTTGGCGGTGTGCCTTGCGGGGTTGCTGTGGGTGATGTGAAAATAAAAATAATTACAGAAAGGATAAAAAGTTGACAACAACAGAATTTGATAAAACAAAATTTTCACAGGATACAAAAATCAAAGTAAGTAATGTAGAATATTGGATTTTCTCTATTGACTTTGAGAACAGAATTATAGGGCTAAGTACTACTCAAGACGACAGACATTTATTTAGTGAGGTTGAATGTGTTCATTGCGATATAGTTTACCGTTGACCACCTTCTACCTCTACCGTTCCGGCACGCTTATCTACATCGGGACTTTGTGCAGGGTGATACGTAAGAAGAAACGTCTTGAGAGGTGGGGGAAGTATGAAATTTTACAAAAAATAAAGGAAAAATAAATGGATAAAAATATTTTATTGATAGCGGATGTAATAAGGCAGGAAGTGGGTGTAATTAAATCTTACAAGTGCCTCCCTGACGGATCAAGAATAATGCCACTGGAAAAAAATAAATCTACCTAAGAAATTTCCTGACATTATAGCCCTAGGGAAACATCTTGTGTCGCTTCAACAACAAGGGGTAGAGTTTTATAAATTCAACTTTAAAAAATTATCGGTGGCGTGGGCTATTGAATATTTAAGGAAGCAGATTAGAACAGAAAACTCACGTAAAAACAAAAAGACAATTCTTAAACAGGAGAACATTAATGATAAAACCGATACAATTATTGTTATTGGTAAATCGAAGGAGAAAATAGAGTATGCAAGCTGAAGATTTATTAAAAAAGGCTTATGAGCTTTTACAGAAATCATATCAAGCGTTAGCCTCTGAAGATATACATTTTCAGTTAAGCGTATATAAGGAAATTGAGGACTTTGAATTATTCAACGGACACGAGATTGAAAAGATAATCGGATGAATAAACTAATTTTAGACGCTTGCTGTGGCAGTAGAATGTTTTGGTTTGACAAAAATAATCCATTGACTTTGTTTATGGATAACAGAAGCGAGACGATCCAAGCGAGAGATAGTAGCTGTAAATCGGGTATAAGAACATTTAATATACGGCCCGGGTTAATAGCGGACTTTACAGAAATGCCGTTTGATGATGAAACTTTTTATATGGTTGTATTTGATCCTCCGCATTTAAAAACATTAGGCGCAACAAGTTGGATGGCTAAGAAATATGGTAAGCTGCCCGATAACTGGAAAGAGGTAATTAAAAAAGGATTTGATGAATGTATGCGGGTTTTAAAGTTAAACGGAACATTAATATTTAAGTGGAACGAAAACGAAATAATGGCAAGCGAAGTATTAAAATTGATACCATATAAACCGCTATTCGGACACACTACGGGTCGCCAAAGTAAAACAATTTGGATGGCCTTTATGAAACTGTAACACACCACACCCCTCCTTGGTTGGGGAACTTTGGAGGGAATTTTTTAAGGGAAATTTTTAGGGGAGAACGAAGTGAAAAAGACTTTATTAAGTCATTGCGGTTGCGTATATTGCAATGTCGCTACACATAGTTTTTATAATTTAAATAGGTATCTGGAGTTTCCTTCACTCATTGTTCTTTTGAACTATGTGTGGCGACGGGGAAATGAAGGATACCTATTTTATTTTATAAGGAGAACACAATGAAAAACAGTAACTGGTTCATAACAAATACTTATGATGTAGTACCTTATTGTACACCCCCAGCTCTTGCGGGTTGCTACGCTATTTACGGTTTAAATTATCTAACAGGTGAGAAAAGATTAATTTATATCGGAACTTCTAAAAACTTGCAAAAACGCATTCCCCAGCATAACACTAACAATTATTTAGTATCAGATATTAAAAAAGGTATTTATGAAATACCGCTGTTTAAAATTAAATTAATATCAAATACAAATAAAAGATTAGAAACAGAACAAAGACTTATTAAAAGGCTTAAACCATTTTATAACAAACAATATACCCGATAAAAAAATACTGGAGGGTATAATGCAGGGCTGGATAAAGTTACATAGAAAATTAACCGAAAAAGGTTACTACAAAAAATCACAATATGTTCATTTGTGGGTACACCTTTTATTGAAAGCAAATCATAAACCAAACGAATTTATGTGGAACGGTGAAACAATAATTATTAAAGAAGGACAGCTTTTAACGGGACGTAAGGAATTACAGAAAGAAACGGGAATTAGTGAAAGTACTCTTGAGAGAATCTTGCAAATGCTCGAAAACGAACATCAAATTAAACAGCAGAAAACTAATAAATTTCGTATAATAACGGTCATAAATTGGAAAAATTACCAAATCGAAAAGCTCGAAGAAAAGCAAGGTGGACAACAAGCGGACATCAAACGGACAACAAGCGGACATCAAACGGACACAAACAATAATGATAATAAGGAAAAGAATGATGGATTACCGGAACAGCCACTTTACAAACACGATATTAAGCAAAGCCCTTATAAAAACTTTGAGATTTTTAAAAAAGAAGCAGATGAAGATACTGAGATAAAAGCGATTAATCCCGATTTGCAGTTTTATCATTCGTATTGTGTCAGTACTTACTCCGCTAATAACAGATTAAGTAATAATTTCTTCTATGAAATTAAAAGATATATAATTCAGGAATCAAAGGGGACGCATTTCCATAAGTCAAAGACTTCTAATATTCTTGAGTTCCCTGAGTATGCAAATTAATTATCACAACATAGTTACCATTCTTGAAATGCGGGGGATGTTTCCCGAAGAAGCAAGGGGATTAGTTAAAGAATTTTGCGACATCAATAAAACATTAATAGCCCGGCACGCATACGATAACGGATTGATATTTGATGTTGAGGACTGTGATATATTTTACGCACAATGGGAAGATGAACAGCTACAAAAACAATCCACAATTATTTTTAAACAATTACTAATGCGATATGGATATAAAAAAAATATATGAGATAATGCCGAAGTTCAAAGATCAAAACTTTGGTAAGATATATACGGTTGCGGAAATGGAACAAATTTACATGGACGAGTACATACCAAAAATGAAATCAAGCAAGATAGGAACGGGTATTAAAAAACTTGATGATGCACTTGGATTAATTCGCCCTGGACAGGTTGTAACCATTATCGCAAAAACCAATATCGGCAAAACCGCCATAATGTTACATATAGCCCGGCACAATGCAAAACAAATCACAGACCGCATTAACCCGATATTCGAGTGCGAATTACCTACTCACGAGCTTTTTGAAAGGCTTGTACAAATGGAACACGATGCAACAACAAGGCAGGTTGAGGAGGCTTATGAGAAAAAAAGCGGAGCTAACTTCACTAATTTTCAGAAAACAAAATTTGTATTACCTAACCTTATCGGTATAATTCAGCGTGTTGCAATTGAAGATGTATTACCGTTCTGTTTAGCCTGCAAAGAGCTATCTGGGAAAGAATTGGGTTTTATCGGTATTGATTATTTGGGATTGGTAAAAACAAAACTCAATCTTTCGGAATATGACAGGGTTACTTATGTTATGACTACCTTAAGAGAAATCGCATTACACCTTGACGTACCGATAATAAACCTTTCACAGCCTTCAAGACAGGATATTAAGAACTCAACCGAAATAGGGTTGCATTCCGGTAAATCAAGCGGGGAAGTTGAGAATAGTTCACAGATTGTAATAACTTTAAACCGTGTTGATAATACCAACATTGATAAACAGGATACATTAATTATTTCTGATTGGCTCCGGGTTTTAATCTCAAAGGAAATAGTTTATTTAATCAAAGCTAAAATTGAAAAGAAAAAACAAGGTAAATATGAAACAGCGTATTTACTTTACGATACAAAAAGCACAGTAATACAGGAATACGATCCTGAATTTAATCCATACACAGAAATATTATTTTAAAATCATTTAACCCCCCAACAACGGGGCAGGGAAGGAGAAGGAAGTGAATAACACAGACAAAAGGAAATTAATGTTAATGTTAAAAAGTCTTGAGGTAGGTGACAGTTGGAAGTTTGGGAAAGATTTCAAGCCTGCGACTATTCGCAAATATGCACGTGAAATTGGTATTACAGTTATGATCTTTAGCGGGCTGAACAGTCTGAGGAGAATGAAATGACCACCAAACTCCCCGCAACAGTAAAGGCGTATAAGGCATTCTGGAAGCATATACCCAGAAGTCTCAACGCATTAGCAAAATATGTAAACGGTGTTGACACAATGTGTCCTCGTGGCGGTAACGGTAAAGGGAAACCTATTGTGGATCCGGTGGCGGTAAAATATAAGGGGTATAATAATTTATGAAAATAATACAAGTTTTAAAAAAGATATTTTATTGGGGCGATACCTGGACGCCGATGCCCAAAGTTGATATAAACCCAAAGGGTAGGATGTTTTTAACGCCAAACGAAATTAGGGAACTAGCGGGATTTGAAGGAATAAAAGAAAAACTTAATAACAAGTACAATGCTTATCGCGGTTTTCTTGCTCCCGTTTTTGATAGTGACATTAAACCAATTCAGCAAAACATCAAAACCGATAAATGTAAATGTTGCGGTGCAAAAGATTACGAGGAAATTCAAACAGGGATTTTCAAATGTAGCTACTGCGGGGATATTACGGGAAGCGAAAAGCAAGATAAGTATATAAAGGACAGTGAAAAGATTTATGATGAAACGGGTAAGGTGTTCGCTGAAATTATACCGCCCCCACCCAAACCAACACGCCCTAGTCCAAGTGTGTCTGGCTTTTAGTTGAAACCATAATCCATAAATTTTATTTATATTTGTAAAGTGCTGATATTAAAAAAAAATCTCAACGGGCTTGAATACATAATCGAAGATGGGATACTTATCATCACAACCGACAAGCAAGAGGTATTTTTAGAAACCACCGCTATTGACGGTGACAGTAACAGCACACGAGTAGAGCAGCACAGAGTTAAATTTAACAGTGGTAAAAAAGAAATTAAATCAAGTATATGAGTGAAGAAAAACATGCAGGGGGCGCACCTTCAAAATATGACCCAAAATACTGCAAAATGATTAAAGATTTTTTTAATAAGAAATGTTATGAATCTCAGATTTTAATTAAGGCATACAAGGACGGTTCAACCGAAGAAAAACACGTAGAGATACCTTGTGACTTGCCATTATTTGAAAAGTTTGCCAAAAAAATCAAAGTTCACAGAGAAACTTTGTTAAATTGGACTAAACAATACCCGGAGTTTTTCGACGCCTACAAAGAGGCAAAGGATTCTCAATCTGAAATTTTAATCACAAATGGTTTAAGAAATAATTATGCACAACCTTTTGCAATCTTTGCCGCTAAAAATGTTATTGGCTGGAAAGACCGTCAGGACATTACTTCAGATAATAAACCATTGCCCAATCCCGTCATAAGCGTTCAAATTGCAAATGGCGAAAGTAAATTATTGGAGAGTGAAGAATGAAAGAATTATATTTAGCTACGTTTCAGATAACAAAACCAATCGAAGCCAACAGTGATAGGGAGGCTTTAATTAAAATATCCTGCGAATACCCGCTTGCAGAAAAAATTAATATCGACAAATATTCAAATATTAAAGTTAAGCAAACCATAAAAGAATAATGGATTACGAAGAAATACCAGAAGAAGATTTTGAGCCATTAGATGAATTTTCGGAAACGTCTGCAAGGGAATTTGCTAAGAGATTAGATAATGTTATTCGTAGAGATATTCACGAAAGATATTGGATACATTATTTAACTCAAAAGGGTTTCAGAGCCTACACCATAAATCCTATCGGAACAATAATAATTTATTCCAATTGACCTTCCACGCAAACCCCATATACGAAATTAACCGCAGGTGGTTATTCGATAAAGGTTATCGCATCGCATGCAACCAAGGTGGTACACGTTCAGGAAAAACCTATAACATAATTATCCTTTTAATTTCTCTTGCGCTTTCACCTGAATCGTTTGGCTACAAAGAAAACAGCATTTCAATATCCGTTGTTAGCCAGTCATTACCGCATTTAAAAAAAGGTGCTATACGTGACTTCTTAAAAATTATGAAGGAATACGAATTGTATTCCGAAGCTGATTACAACCGCACAGATAACGTTTATAATTTTTCTAATGGAAGTTACATTGAATTCTTTTCTGTGGATGATGACAAGAAGGTGAGGGGTCCGGGAAGAAAAGTTTTATTTGTGAACGAAGCCAATACCATTGCACAAGATATATTTATGCAGCTTAATCTTAGAACTGAAAGCAAAATAATCATTGACTACAACCCGTCTGATCTGTATTCGTATATCTATGACGAGATAATACCACGCAAAGACTGCGCTTTTATAAAGTCGTCATTCACTGATAACATGCCATTTTTACCCAAAGAGCTTGTTGAGGAAATTAAGAAGCTCAAAGACGCAGACGAGAACTTATGGAACATTTACGGATTAGGTGAACGTGGACAGGCGCAGGAAATTATTTACAGCAACTGGCAGGAAGTAAAATTTGTCCCGGCTCATGTTGACGAAACCATTTACGGCTTAGACTTCGGGTATAATAACAAAATGGTATTAACTAAAATTGATTTCGTTGATACTGTGCCTTATATGCAAACGCTGATCTACGCAAGCGGACTTCTAAACAGCGATGTTATAAAAAAGCTCGAAGAGTTTAACGTCTCAAACAGCGATAATATTTACTGCGATTCCGCAAGACCCGACTTGATACAGGAAATATGCAATGCGGGATTTAATGCGGTGGCTTCAGATAAGTCAGTCATTGACGGCATAGATTACTGTAAGAGACAATCTTTAAAAATACTGTCCGATTCAGTGGAAGCGATAAAGGAACTTAAGCGGTATTCCTGGAAGAAGGACAAAGACGGGAAGATAATGGACGTTCCGGTTAAGGCGTTTGACCATTTCTGCGATTCGTTCCGTTATGCCCTATACACGCACAGTAAAATCCTTGAACCAAAAATCTGGATAATGTAACCCTTGACAAATTGATTATTTATATTTAGATTTGTAATAGATTTTAAATATACAAGTAGCTCTCAAAAGCGATTCAGGCAAGTAGGTTGCAAAAGTAGTTTAAAAGCATAACAGCTTTTTAATTATTTTTGCAATTTTTTTATAGCCTGAATTGAAAATAAGTTTACTTGACAAAATAAAGTTATTCCGCAGTTTCTCTTCGAGGCTCAAAGAAGTATCTCTTACCGACTTCAAATCTTTCAAAAATACATTTTCTGAATGGCTCAACGCTAACGGCAGCGATACAAAGAACTCTGGCTATATCTTCGCCTGCTCAAACATCTGGGGCCTGTCCTTCGCTAAAACCTGTCACTGGTTATACGATACCGAAGAAGATAACGAAAAGGTAGAAACTCACCCCTTTAACGACCTGATGAAAAAACCTAACTGGTTTCAAACCGCCTGGGAAATTAAATATCGTCAGGCTTGGGAGTTGATATGGGAGGGGAATTCTTATCTTATGAAGCTCAGGGATTCAATGGGCGTTCCTCGTGCATTGGTACAGCTTCATCCTACACGTATGCAAACCTACCCGCTTAACTACGAAAGGATCGATTACTACGTTTACAATACCGGGACAGAAATGCTTGAGATACCTAAATCAGAGATTATACATTTCCGTTTACCTTCAAAGGATAATTACATCAAAGGCACACCGCTAATCAGCTACATCGACAATCTCCGTGACATTGAACAGCTTCAAAACGAATACCGCAAACAGTTTTATAAAAAAGGCGGTTTTCTTGGGGCTACATTCACAACAGACCAACAGCTAAAAGGCGATTCATTCAAGAACGCCAAAGACCAATTACAGGCTAAGTATGGCGGTTCGGCAGAGAACGCTTTTAATATCGCCTTATTCGATTCAGGTTTAAAGCCAATCCCGACAGCATATAGCCCTAAAGATATGCAAATGAAGGATGAAAGAGCATTGAACCGTGACGAAATATGCTCAGCGTTTGGTGTTAATAAACTCTTGCTTGGACAGTCAGAACAAATCCAAAGGGGTAATGCCGACACAGTTTATTATGTATTCTATTCCACGATAATTGACCCGTTAATGGATTACTTCGATCAGGTTTATACTACGCAGCTTATCGAAACGGATTTTTCCATTGACGGCTATACGCCTTACTACGTTGAGCATGACAAGCTCGCTAACCGTGACCTGCAAATGGATTTAATGTATTACAAAAATGCACTTGGCGGTGATAACAACGATGCCTGGCTTTCAGTGGATGAAGTAAGGATAGCTGAAGGCAAGCCCGCACTTGGCGGTGAATACTCAAAGCCCACAATAAGGGGCAACTCAAATCAATCAACTCAAATACAACCAGCATGAAGCTAATAAATTATAAATCTGAACGCCACGAGGAGTTTTTAAAACGTTATTCACTTGACGAGAACGGCGGGGAAATAAAAGCGGGTGCGGAAGATAAACTTTTCCATTCGGTAAATTCAGAGGAAAAGGATTCTAAGCCGGAACAGAACGAAAAAACTTACGTGATTACCGACAGTTCGATTGACCGTGTTGACGAAATCGTAGATCCGAAAGGATTAGGTAAAAAAGAATTTGACAACTCAAAGAAAACAATTTTCTTTAACCATAATTATAATTTGCCGGTAGGTAAATCCATTTCAGAGAAACAGCTCGATGAATCCTGGATAGCAACGGCTAAGTTTTCAGACGCTACACAGCTTTCAAAAGATGTCCGTAACCTTGCATTTGACGGCATATTGGGTATGACTTCGATAGGTTTTATTCCAAAGGCTCTTGAGATAACTAACCTTGAGGATATCAAAGACCTCAACCCGTCAAACCGCAAAGACTATGACAAGAAGTCTAAAATATGGATATGGCGCAAGTCTGAGCTTCTTGAGTGGAGCATTGTAGGGGTGGGTGCTAATCGCAATGCTAACGAAGTTGGTAAAATGCTCGCAAAGAGTATGATCAAGTCTGATGAAATGAAAAACTATTTTGAGGCTGAACTTTTTAAAATGGAGCTTGAAGAAAAGATTGCTGAGCAGGAAGTAACCATTAAAAGTTTTGCTGAACAGATCGAAGCCGTTAAAGGCGGTGATTACGACAAACTTAAAAAAGAATTTGACGAGTTCAAAGAACAATTCACTAAAAAAAATCTCCGGGGGGATAGTAGGCGTAAAACTTTATCAGCGATACAGATAGCAGAGATCGGTGTAAAGGTTTTCGCGGGGGCTATTAGCGGGGCAACTGGTAAAAAATTTAAAATAAATTAAATCATGGACGAAAAAGAATTAAAACGTTTAAAAGAACTTCAGAGGAAGAACGGCGAAAATGCCTTGTCGGAAGGCGAAGCAGAAGAGCTTGATTCTCTTGAAGAAAAAAAACAGGTTGCTGACGTGTTCGCTAATGGAATTGCTCCTGTTCTTAACGAGTTAAAAGCCGTTAAACAGAAGGTTGACGCTATCGAAACCGATAAATCAACCGACATCACAAAAACACCCGGTGGTGCATTACATAGCTTAATAATCGCTATGAGAAACGGTGATGCTGAAGCTATAAAAGCTTTACAGGGCAAAAGAATAAGCAAGGCAGCGGACCCTATGCTTGAAGCAGGTTCCGTTCTTGTCCCTTCGATTACCGAATCAAGGATTATTGAACTTAATCCTACATATAACCAGGCAAGGCAGTATATGAACGCTTTCCCAATGAGTGGTAATGTTTTAACTATTCCAAAAGAAGCGGTTCTGCCAACATGGACATGGGGTATTGATGAAAATACTTCTATCACCAGTTCAAAGCCTACAATCGGCTCATTAACCTACACACCGAAAAAAGGCGGCGCGCTTGTGGTTATGACTTCCGAAATGGTAGCAGATGCAAATATCAATATCGGTAACTACGTTATTGGCAAGATAATGCAGGCAAAAGGAATCGGCGAAGATCAGCAGTTCTTTAACGGAACAGGCTCACCCTTCACCGGAGTTTTCCAGGCTACCTATGCAGCAGGTAACAAAGAAACAATCGCTACAAAAGATCCGGCCAGCATAACTTACCAGAATTTACTTAACGCAACAGTGAAAGTAGATCAAAATTACATTCAGGGTGCTTGCTGGTTCATGCAGAGATCGATAGTTCCTTATATATGGGGCTTAGTTGACGGCAATAACAGGCCCATATTTCAACCTGCTAACGGTTCAATGCCCGCTACATTATTGGGCTTCCCGGTGGTTTTGGTTGAAAATGCTCCTACATACACCGCAGTTAATGGCGTTGCTACCAAAGCATTCATATTGTTTGGTAATCTTATAAACTCCGGTATTGGCGATGTTATGGGCATGCAGATAAAATGGCTGTCCGAAGCTACCATTGACGGCACAAACTTAGCTCAGTATGACTTAGTTGGTGTTCGCGCAATCGCAAGAGCAGCCTTCAACGCAGGCCTTGTTGAGAAATACGCAATAATTCAAACACACGCATAATTAAAAAAATAAAAGGAAAAATTAAAATGAAAAAATCTATTTTAATCCTGATGTTGCTTGTGTGTGTGACAGTTTCAAAAGCTGTAACTCCATTCAACATTGAAGGACTGCCTGACATACTTACTTCCGGCTTAACTAAGGAATATAAGTTTATCGCAGGCGATACAACTACAACATTCTCGATCAATAACGCTTCAGCGGTTTATATCTGTGCAAAGGATTCTGCTATGACCGGAACAGATTCACTCGGCGCGTGGATAGAATACACAATGAACGGCGTGACAATTGACGTGCCTATCACTGTTCACAGGTTATCAACTACAACCACAACAACATTTATCGCAGGCGAATTACTTATCGCAGGTGATGGTGTTGCAGCAGGTTGGGTATGGTATCCCGCAGGTGTAAGCGGTGCGGATATACGGTTTACCGGGACACTCAGATTGTCTAGGCTGAACTATAATGATCACGTAACACCGTACACGCCAAGAACTCAGGCGTTTGTAATACAAACATAATCTCCACTAAATTGACGCAAAAGAGTAAAATTAAATAAACTCAATAAGCCGGGTGTAAAAGCCCGGCACTTAATATAAAAACTATGAAACTCAAAGAAGTTAAACTCGAAATAAAAGAAAAGCTCGAAGAGATACGCCAGAGACTAATGCAAAAGGACACTGAAATAGAAACCGTTAAACAGCAGGCAGGCGATAACACTGATGAACTTTATAAATTAAATTCTGAAAGAAAAATGATACGCAAAGAATATGACGAAGCGCATGATGAACTTGAAAAATCATTTCACGGTGCAAATAAAATGGTATCGGGTAACGATGTTATGACTAAAGGCGACATTCCCGCAAATGTAGAGGTAACAGATAACGCAGAGAAAAAAGAAAAAAATAAAGACGAAGTAAAACCGTGATCACACTCGCAGAATTAAAACAGTATTTACAAATAGCGACAGCGGACACCTCTCAAGATGCCTTCGTGCAGACTTGCGCCGATAACGCTATATCTACTGTCAATGATTACTGCAACAGGGACTTAAGAAGTGCCACTTATACGGAATATGTTGACGGCAACGGCGATAAGATAACAATTTCAAACTACCCTGTAACTTCTATATCGGTATTGCAGTATTACGATAATTCCACCTATGATTATGCCGATATAATTTCAAGCCCGGACACTATTGCTAATTCAACAAGAATAATCCCTAATAGCCGTTTTGTTCGTCTTGTCAAAGGCTATTCATTTGAACCCGGTGAAAGTAACATTAAAATAATCTATTTAGGCGGGTATTCAACCGCACCCGCAGACATCAAGGGAGTTTGTCTCGAAATAGCAAGCGTGTATTATAAGAATTCATATGCGGGTGTTGGTGGTGGAAGGTTGGGCGTAACTAATTCGTCAACCACAACAGAGAGTAAAGTTGAAAGCATAACATTTGATCCGGACATTACTAAGAAATGGCAGTCAATTTTAAATCAGTATAGAAATATAAACGTATAGTGTCTGTAGAACAATCAATATTAGCAACCATTAAAACAGACCTGGCAAAGATAACAACCGGGAACGGTTATAATTTTACATTCGCAGGTGCCTACAATGGCGACTTGACTAACGCTGAAAACAACACGGATAAGAAGCCATACTTTGTTTTAGGTGATACCAATACAGGGGCAGATGCTAACGAATCCTATGCATTCTCACGCAATGCCTCAATGACATTGAAAATATTGGTTAAGTTCAAAGCGGAAAATACAGACGAAGCGGTCTCAACTGAAACAGAAAAGATAATTAACGATCTCCGAAGGTGGAAAAACTTAGATTGCACAATTGGCACAGTAACAGGTGTTGACCATTTAATGATTACAAGGCTTCACAGACCAATAAATTTTTCAGAAGGTGCAACAGAAGCGGGTATTTCAATAATAATTTATTATCAAACCGAAGTATGAGCTTATCTGTATGTTATATTTTAAAGAATGAAGGCAGGACTATTCGCAAGTCATTGGAATCTATTGTTAATATTTTGCCTCATACTTTAGATAATATGCAAATTGAAATAGTGATTGTTGATACAGGCTCGACTGATGAAACGAAAGGTATTATTAAAGAATTTTGGATGGATAACACTCCGTTGAAAGTATTAGAGTTTGATTTTGAATGGATAAATGACTTTTCCGCAGCCCGTAACTTTGCTGTTAGTAAATGCACAGGTGATTGGATTCTAATCTTAGACGGTGATGAAGCCTTCTACGAGCATGAAGGATTAAAAACCTTAATGTCAAATGAATTAGCAGAAGTCTGGGAATTGGTACAGCGTGGAGTTAATGGGCAAATGTGCAGACAATTCAGATTATTTAAAAATCATTTGGGTATTAAATATACCGGAGCAAGACACGAAACACCGGATATAACGGGCAGAAATAAGGGTAAAAGTGATGTAAGTATTATTCATTTCGGTAAAGAGCTTTCAGAAAACGACCACGAAAATAAAATGAATGATATAATCGGTAATCTTGCACCCGGACTTCAAAACGATTATTACAAAGGGATTCATTATTTACGTTCAGGTGGTCATGCCGAAGCATTACAACTTTTAAATAACTGTATCCGTCAACTTGAACCTGGATTAAAGGCATTTGTTTATTTGCAGGTAGGCGGTTTGTATATGGATATAGCCAAGATGTATGAGTTTGAAGCGGTAAAAAATTATACTAAGTCTTTTGAATACGCACCAAATCAAAACTTAGGACATTTAAAGCTATTTGAATATTACAAGTTAAAAGGTAAGCACAAAGAAGCTGAATTAGAGTTAGATATTCTTTCAACACGCAATCAGTATTTATCCGACTTGCAAAATGATATTCTTTTATCAGAAGAAAAATTAACAGAATTAAAAAACTTAAACATCAATCAATATGAGTATAACAGCTAGTTATGACAGAAGCGCAATAAACAGCAGAGGGGGATCTACTCATAAAGCCTCCGGACGTGATGCAACAGGCGCAGCTTTATCTTCACCCGATACGGTTCATGATTGGGGCGAAGTAAAAGATTCATCTTTCAAAGATAAAACCCCGCTTACCGCCCTTTACAATGAGGCAAATGAAAAGGTTGCTACTGAACAGGGTAACAGGGAAACAGGCATAATGTGTACCTTAATGCAGAGGGATAAAGATGTAATTGATTCCATAAGAAACGGCGTAAGAGACAGTTATCATATCTGTATGCACGAGCTTGGCAGAAACGTCAGGGGTAAGGTTCAGAGAATGTTCGCCTTTGGGCAGTTCGATCCCGATGTTGAATTTAAACTTCCCGGCGGTGAAATTCCTTTAAACTTCCAGGGTGAAATTCTCAGGGTAAACGCAGTATCATTAACACCCGGTGAATTATCCTCTTGGGTAGGGAATACTACTGCTTTAACCGCTACCGTAACCATAGCACTCGGTGACTGGTGCGTAATTGTCGAAACTAATACATAAAAAAAAATGAAAAAAGTAATAATAGTGTCCGGCTGGATAAAAGACGGCCGGCAAATGAAGGGCGAAACGCTCACTTATGATACCGCTGAACTTGATAAGGCAAATGTCAAGTATGAAGTAATCGAAGAAGCTAAAACTAAGAACGATGCAAATAAAGCATAAAGATAAAGAATACCAGACCAAGCCTTTTGATATCCGCATGAAGCAGGCTTATATGCTTGCTGAAAAGTCACGTCTGCAAATGACCAATGAGATTAAGATGGGCTATGACCTGACTGCCATTACGCGCTACGAGAAGGAAATAGCTGACCTGCAAAACGGTGTAGATATTCATAACAAGCTGATACAAACAGAACCGGAAAACGCCACTCAGCATACAGTTGACCGTGACCAGATACAAAGTATTCTTGACGACAAACAGAACGAATTTAATTCCAATGTTCTCTTGCAGAATATAAAAAGCAGTTTCAATACGGAAGTTTCGTACGCTTGGGATATGTGGCTTACTGATTCTAAGGTTATGAAACCTTTCGCTGAAGCTGTTTTAGATGGTGACTTATCCGGTATTGATTGGAATGACTTTGATATAGACGGGCTGTTTAGCCAGTGTGTCAGTTTTTTTTACTCCGAAATGGCGAAGAGGCGCAAAGAATTGCTGAACTCACAGACAGACAAGACAGACGCATCTTCGGAGGAAAACCCGGTGAATTAGAACCGCTTTCAAATGAAGATAGGTATTATTCAATGATTGATCTTCTTGTAAAACGCGGCTGGGCTAAGAACGCTAACGAAGCGTGGCAAATGACTGAACTTGATTACACTTACTGCCTCATATTTAATAACCGTGAGAACTACTTCGAGGATAAAAAATGATGTTCATGTTCAAAACAACAGGCGAAACATTCGCACAGAAAAATGCAAAGCTAAGACGTGAACTGTCAGCGTATAATCTTGCTAAAGAAGGCAGGAAAGAGCTTGTTGATATAAGCACAGAACACGACTACCACCGCTTTAAGAATGCAATCAAGGCTGAATCCATTTCCGCAGATACCGCTAAAGTAGATATTCCTAACGAATCCGATAAAAAAATTGCGGGATGGCTCAATGACGGGAGAGGGCCTGTAAGACCTGTTAATAAAAAAGCCCTCTTATTCAAGATCAAAGGCAAACGTATCTTTTCAAAGTTCGCTAAGGCTACTAATCCTAATTACTGGTGGAGTGGGGCAGGTTACAGAATAGATTTACGGGTAAATAATTTTATCGAAACTGTTTCTAAAAAAATATTTGGTAATTGAGTAACGTTCACGAATACGTATTTAAGGGTAATCTTGATTTCTTCCAGAAAGCGGAGCAGGCTGAAAAGCGTTTAACCGCACAAGAGCAGGCAGCCGCTAAAATATCCGTAGAGAACAGTAAGCAAGTAACCGCTTCAATCACCGCTGAGCAGAAGATACGTGTGCAGGAAAACAAAGCAGCACTTCAAAAAGAACTCACTGATTTTAAAACTGCACAGCGTGAAATGCAAGCCTCCGTTAAGCAGAATACCTTCCTCCCCTCCGGTACAGGACTTACAGGCGGGTTAATGGGTAAGAGTGTTATACTCGGCTCAAAAGAAGCCAATGCAATGAAGCTAAAGAGTGAGTTTGATGCGCTGAGTCCCTCAATAAAAAAAGCAAGTTTTGATGCTGAAAAATTTACTACTTCTTTAATGGGCGTAGGTTTTGCGGGTGTTGGTGTCGTTGCTGCACTTGAAAAGGGATTAGATGCTTACTCAAAACAAGAAGATGCCTTACTGCAGCTAAAAGCGGCGACTGGTGATAGTACCACTGAATATTTGAATTTAAAGAACGCTGCAGAGCAAATGCAGGGTAAATGGGGCATTGCAGACGAAGAGATTGAAAGCGTTCAGGCTTTTCTTTTAGCTCAGGGCAGGTCAGAAGAGCAGATCAATAAAACGATCAATGCAGGTCGTTTACTTGCTGTCGTCCAGGGTACAGATTTAAGAACCGCTGTTGATAAACTTGACGCAACAATGGAAGGCAATGTTGGTAAAATGGGTAAGCTGGAAGAAGAGCTTAAACATCTTACACCTGAACAGTTAAGAAATGGTGATGCTGTAGATATTATTGCGAAGAAATATAAAAATCTTGGTGATTCTCTTGAAAACTCTACAGGAACCAAGATGAAGATCGCTAAACAGCAAATGGGCGAATTCTGGGAAGGTGTTGGAGAAGCTGCTTCTACGGGTGTTACCGTTGCTGTTGGTGCGTTAGGCAATCTTGGAATTAATGCAAGTGAAACAGGTAAGATATTAGTAACTGGACTTTTTAACCCCGTTAAACTTGTAACTGATGGATTAAAAGATTTAGGTTCAAGTGCCTTAAAAAGCAATCTCCAAGGCTTATATGATACTCTTAAAAGTCTCGATAAAGGTTTTCATGACATATCGGATTGGGCTAAGCAATCTCCCGCAGGTGGTTTCTTTGTAAATCTTATTTTGGATGCCGAAGATTACGAATCTCAGCTAATGAATATTCTTGGCTTGGAAGATGAAATAAAAAAGGGTCATGGAGGACTACTTGTTGAAGGAGATGCAGGTCACGGACTAACTACAAAGATAGCCCGCAATGCAGACGGCACACCTTTAAGAAGTAAAAGCGATAATACAAAAGATAAAAAGTCAGGCAGCAAAAAAGAAGAAATAGATTTACTTGATCTTCTTCTTGAAAAATTAAAAGAAGAACATTTAAACCTTGAGCTTACAGAAACATTAACCAGGAAAAATGTTCAGGTTTTACTCGATGAATTAAGAGCAAGCGAAAACCTCTCATATATCGGTAAGAATGACCTTGAAATAAAAAAACACCGCAATAAATACCTACAGGAAGAAAGAGACCTTGTAAGAGAAATAGAATCGTTATCCTCATTTGGTAAAGATGCCCGCTTAATGGGTAACGCTTTTATGGTCCGTCCCGGTGAAGTATTCAACGCAAACAATGCAAACTCCGGCAGTGCCTTCTTAAAAAGTCCGTTTAATAACCTGTCTAGTGTAGCGGGTGGTATGCACGAAGATATTGGGAAGAAGTTACTCGGTGATGCTAAATTATTTGACAGCTCATTAAAAGCTACACTAGATGCATTTGGTATAGGCATGGATACAGAGCTTGGTAAAATTGTAGGTACGTTCGGGGATATAGTCAATATGATTGATTCTATTATCAATGCCGGTTCAAGCATAGGAGGATTATTCGGAGATATAATCGGACTGTTTCCGGGAGGCGGGGCTGTAAGTGCCTTGGCTGGGGCGGCAGGGGCTCATGGCATGGCTCATAACAACTACACACCAACGCCTTCAAGAAGTGGAATGTATAAACCCAATATTCAGGTCATGGTTCATTCTGAAATTGGCAAAGAAGCCTCCTGGAGAGTTAAAATAGACGGCGAAATTTATGATGGCAAGGTGCGGGCATGATAGGATACGTAAAAAGATACTCAACAGAGCAAAGAGATAATTATTTTTCTTTTATCAATGAAGATTATAACGATTCATTATTCTTTGAAGATATATTAGACGGTACTTTCTCCAGTTACACCGAGCAATTAAGCAGTGCTGAAAGTGAATTTAACTGTGTTTGCAGTGCCTTTGCAATCGGTTTTTCCTTATCTGATTCAATAAGAAGTAATGAAAATAATTTAACAGTAAAGGAATTTTTCAAGCCTTCGGATAATACGCGTTATAAGTATGCACTAAGCCTCGATCTTGGCAATAAAATCATAGGCGGAGTAATGGATAACGAAGAAACCACGGTCGACAAGTCTTTTATGTCCGGCAGGTGGGATATCACATTGAATTTCTTTACATGGGAAGGTGAACTTGCTAATTTCTGTATAGCCCCGCCTCGTTTAACTGGCGGCGTAGATATTGACAACTTTATAACAAGTTATCTTTTTAGAGGTGTTAATAATGGCATAAACGACACTCCAAGACTTTCAACGGATCTAAATTTTAATTGGAGTTCACGCTTGGGATATACGCCTAAAATTATTTGGGAAGCATACAATGAAATGCTTGCAAATGGAATTTCTGAAAATGGTTGGCAGTTGTTCAAAGAGCTTGCTTATGGATTGGGTTTTATATTTAAGCTGAAAACAGAAGGCTTAGTGCCTCTTAATACGCATTTTATTAAAGTTGTTTTGTGGTGCGGGTGGAGAAGCGAAGGCATAAACCACAGAGAAATACAAATGCTTGAGCCTCACACAGAAACAAATCAAATTAATTCAGCGAAGTTTTTAATGCTGTTTTACAGGCATGACACACAACCAGACCAAGTGAGAGTTGACAGCAGATATGCCGGATTAATGAAAAGCAAAGATGATTTATATATAAATGATGCAGAAAAAATAACGGTTGGACCAACTACAAGAAGTAACTTTTATAATGTAGATTCAGAGGACTTTCTTTCGGCGGGTGTAACAATACAATGTAAAGGTTTAATCAGGAATTTAGATGATGATTTATTCCCTCTTGACTATACACCTGTTTCAAGCGTTAAGCAGGTTCATAGAATATATTACTTTATAAATAAAGCTGGTAACGCTTATTTCTTTAAACATCATTTAGGTTTTAATACTGTAGCTTTTGCACGGTTATTTGTACAAAATTATAGCGTTAGTGAAAGTTTTGAAATTGATGATATTGGTTGGTTCTCGACTGATTTTGAAAATACATTAATTTATAAAACAGCAGGCGTTGAATATGATTTTCTAATTGCCGGTAATAAGAACATTATCAATACAGATATTCATTTCGATACCAATATTGAGCTGGAAGTATTCGATATCGTAACGGTTAATGAAGTTGATTATTGGGTAAGAAGGATCACGGGCATTAACTTAACTTTCGATCCGCAAAGCGGTCAAAGAGCTTCTGTGGAGCTTGTAGAAATTTAATGAACAATATAGATTTTAAGATGCTTTATAGTAATCCAGGAGCCGGAATAAATAGCAGTAAAGCCAGCATCTATTTCAAGTTTAAAATCGTGAATTTCATTTATAAGAATAGTCTTGTCGTAATGTTGATTAATCTGTTCGCCAGTAAATTCTTCTTCGTAAAGTGCATGAACGGAATCCTGAAAAAAATAATAAAGAATTTCTACAACGGGGCGTGTAGTAGTATCATTTGTAGAAGCATCGAAAACAATTTTGTATTTATTGGTATGCAAAGAGTCAATATTTACGATAGTAGGCAATGTCATTCCAAGTTCAGAAACGGCGGTAACGGAATCCTTGCTATATATCAAGCTGTCAGTAGAACCTGTTCCGGTTGGTCCGGTAATATCATCTTTACCGCAGGAACATATTAAAACTGCAAAAATTATTAATACTAAATTTTTCATAATTTATAAAATTAAATGAGTGTACTTGCCTGAATAGCCGTTGATGAACCATAAGAAATGAATCTAAGGTTACACTACCCGAAGCAAGCACACAAAAAGTTTTATTAAATAGGTTCATCAACACTCAAATATATATAAAACTGGCAGTAAAACACAATAAGTAGTTCACGTGATATTTAAAAAAGGGGCAAAAACAGAGTAGAATGGCTAATTTTTTATACCCAAATGGAATAGGAGTAGGACGTTTAAGGGGTGTTCGCAAAACAGGGGATAGTCCCGGTGTGTCATGGAGTTTTGATTTTCCATACAGCTTCATTTCATCCCCCAAAACGGAAAATTGGAATGAAATTTCAGTCATTCAGAGAACAAGTAATTTTAATATTGAATCGCCTACATTAAAAAATATTAAAACGGTTTTTGGGTTCGTTCCTGATTGGGTTTTTGATTTTGCCGGGCTTTTGATGGGTGTTGATGTATATGAGAACTTTGCAATGGCCTATAATTCACAAAATACTTATGATTTATTTTTAACGCCCGCAATAGATGAAACAACTTATGTTGATGTTCCGGTGATCTTAACATCAAATATCTTAAGCATCATCAGGGGCATAGGTACAAAGCCTGCGGGCGCACACGGTTTAAAGGTTTCATTTATGGCAGTTGATATGGTACCAAGTATCAACATACGCCGCGTAATCGATCCCGGTGTTGCGGTTATTTCAGCTCACGACAGTTTTGTAGTAATTTAAATTAATAAAATATAATGGCAGATAATAATAAGTTTATAACAATAATGACAGTCTCAGGCGGTAACTATCAGCCTGTAACTACAGGTTCATTTGATTTAAGGGTTACGCCCTTTACCACTGCGGGTATATCCGGCACCCATATAGCCAATGGTGTCTGGAAGTTTGCAGCCTTCAGCTCGGAGGTTACATATAAATTATACAACACCACAACCGATACCGAAATAACAACTTTTGCCGGGGGCGGCTCAGATACTCAGGCACTTTATGACAGCAACCTTGGAAACTATATCCACAAAGATGGAACAGTGGTTTTCACTGCTAATCAGCCTATGGGCGGGTTTAAGGTAACGGGTTCAGGTGCAGCGACAGCAAATGGCGATTTAACCCGATGGGAACAAACTGGCGTAATAGACCAAGCAAGAACTATATCCGGTTCATGGACTTTTACAACTATTCCCATTTCAACCGTAACTCCAACATTACCTAATCACGTAGTTAATAAAACATTTTCAGAAAGGTTTTTATTAACAAATGTTATTTGGGTTCACGCAGATACAACAGCAGTTACAGGAAGATTATATAACTCAGTTAGCGATGCCATGACTTATATCCAGTCACTAGGTACACGTTCAAGCTCTAATAGATTTGAAGTTTGGGTTTATCCATGCAAGGCAGGTAAGTACATAGATAATTTTATATGGTATGATTTTATAAATATAATCGGTGTAGGCGAAGTGGTATTAGAAAACACTGCAACTTTTGCATTATTCGCAAGAAGCGGAACATCGGATACACCTAAAGCAAGTAATATAATCTTCACGCAGGGAGATCAGAATCTTGATTTCCATAAAGTAAATTGCGAAGGGGGCGCGTTTGTTTCATTGAGCGGATTAGTTGATTGGGGCAGGCTTCAGTTCGGTACGTCACAGTTTAAAAACTTCGGGTTTTTCTATGATTACCCGGACGGATATATCGTTAATGATGGTTCCAACAAAATACTTTCCGGCTGTTATGGAAATGCGCCTATCGCATGGGATTCAAGTGATAATGTAATGGATTACAAATATATAACTGGATTAACACTAACCTATTAAAATAAAAATAAAATGGCAGACAAAGCAATTACATTTGGGAAAGTAGAATTAATCGACACAGGTACACTCTTTGAAATTAAATATGACGGAACACTTAGACTGACAATAGACCAGGCTTCGGGAGATTTTGCAATAGGCAGCGGAGCGGATGGCGCAATATCTTCCTTCGGTAACGTTTGGGTCAATGCTTCAACCGGAGTAAGTGAAAAACTATATGTTGACGGTGCAACAAGGCTTAAAGGTTCAGCAGTTATGTCAGGCGGGAATGGTACTTTTTTCCAGTTCCCCAGCATGTCAACCTTGAACCGTCCGGCTTCGCCCGCAGCGGGATATACGATATTCAACACGACAAGCGGTAAACTTGAATGTTATGACGGTTCTGTTTGGAATAATTTATGGTAAAATTCAAAAACAATATTATGAAAAAAATACTTTTAATCTTTTTCCTTTTCACGGCTCACTGTTTCGGGCAAACCATCGACACAACAAACTGGCAATTAACCGCTAATAACACAGACGGTAAGTACACCTCACTCACTAACCGTACAACATATTACGGACTGACAGCCGGCACAGTCAAAATAAACTTCTACATAGAAATCTCTCAGCTTGATACCAGTAAATTCCAAATGGTACGCAACCAAACTGACGGCAAATATAACCAGGCAATAAATAAGGTCACATTCTATGGTAAGGATTCCGGGACAGTAAAAGCCAATGTAATAATTGACGGCAGCTCAAGCATCGATACTTCAGCCTGGACCATATCTCTAAGCGGTTCCTATTATTCACAGGTTATTAACCGTACAAGTTTTTTCGGATTGAGCTCGGGAACGGTAAGACTCAACATATTATACAATACAACAGGTTCATTGCCTGTTCTTTCACCAAATACGGGGGTAACATGGATAGGTGAATATCAGCCGATCACTACTGCAAGCGATACAGCTAATACAATTAATGGCACCCAGTGGCTTTTAATGAATCATTCTTGGTACAGAATAAGGCAGACAGGAAGTATAACTCAAATAGGTTTAGAGATTAGAGATGCTACCAAACAAACTTCTTTCAAATTTCAAATTTGGAGGAATGTAAATACAAAAGTTGGTGGGATATTCACTTTAATAAGAACCAGTGAAGAGTTAACATCGAGGCTGGTTAACGGAGTCAATTCGATTGTTTTAACTACTCCTATTGATGTACAAGCAGGGGACTATTATGCCATTGTCATAACGGGGACAGGTAATGCAATAGCTGAACCAATGTCAAGCAGTACAGCTTTTAACAGGTCTTATTCAAGTTTCGCCAGTGATTCTTTGAATAAAGACTGGACTACCGGAACAGTAACCGAAAGATACTTTCCTATAAGATTTTACTTTGCGATTGCACCTGTAATGGTATGTATTGGTAATTCCATTATAGACGGCACAATGAACGCAACCACTTCATACCGTTTTAGTTCGGGTGCTTCACATACAAATTATTCCGGTTATGATGTTACTACTACTTTACCTTATAAGATAGGTACATATATGAATTGGACTTATCAGAATATGGGTGTAGCCTCTCAGACATCAACAATGATACAAAGCAGGTTTAAAACTGATTGCATAGATTTAAGCCCAAAGATTTGCGTTATCGAAGGCGGGATCAATGACTGGAACTTAGCCAACCATTATTCAGCCGGTATAATAGCAAGAACAAAAGCTATGATAGATTCTTGTCTTAATCATTCAATTGTACCTATTGTTTATGGCATATCTCCTTCGCAGTCTGAAACAAACGCCACAATGCAAACAGTTGATTCCGTTAATTCAGCGGTTCATACATACTGTACGGCTCATAGTGTACAGTGGATAAATACAATGTCATTGCTCGGACAATTCAGGGCAGGTGGAGATGCAGGAAATTTATGGGATTTAAAACCGCAGTTTTGCTACGCTCAATTTGGTGATACACTTCACCCGATAAGAAATGCTAACGGGCTAATTGCAAGACAGATATTTAACCAGGCTATAAAACCATACTGGATAGGTTATACAGATTCGACATATCAAAGGTTAAATGTTACAACTTATTCCGATACAATTAAAGACAGACTGCCTGTAAACATTCAGGCAAATACATATAATTTTTTTGCAACCGACAGTCTGAAAATCAGCATAGGCATTAACTCAAACACGCCTACGGTTGCTTCTTACACAATGGATTCAGTGGGAGCTACAAATGATTATTGGCATTACTCGTATAATCCCGATACTTCAACAATAGCCAATAACGATACTTTAGTTTTCACAACTACTGCTTATGGATATAGCTATTTAACGGGTACAATGACTGTAACAAATACACAGAGGATTTTAATAAAGAATAGAACCTATACTGTTCCAATAGATTCATTAAAGATATATGTAGGATTTGATAAATGGAGAGGTTTTTATAATGGCATTTCAACCTATCAACAGCGTATGCCCTCGCTTTACACGGACGGCACAAATACAGGTGATACTCTAATGTTAGGAGCAACAGCTTCGAGTTCTTCAGATGATCCGACAGATTCAACGGCGTTCGGTTTTCTTTATCTTGACGGCTCGAATGACGGGATAAAAACCAATACCTTATTATATCTTCCGGCGGGATGGACTATGATAATAAAATTCAGGGGTTATGCCAATGGTTACATCATAGCAAATACAGCAGGTTCAAACGCTGAAAGGACTTACGTTTATACGTCAACGGGTAATACTTTGAACCTTTCAAATAATTCATCTGAATATTATGCCAATTGGGGCAGTCAGCAGGATGATTCTGCCACCGCAGTTACAAGTGACGGTGACATCTATAGGAATGGTGTCTTAAGAAAAGATAATAGTTTCGGTGCATGGACCGCAACCAACACAAGTACATACTTTGGTACATTTAAATTTTTATCTAATTGGGTTAAATGCCGGATATATTTTATAGCCGTCTACAACCGTGTACTTTCACAAAGTGAAATAGCACAGTGGAATAATTAAATGGCAAAAGTCGACCTCAAAGAATACATTGACAAAATATCCGAAGCTGATAAAAAGGCGGTTAATGTAGCTCTTATAGCTTCAGAGAAAGCCGTTGATAAAGCCGAAGCCAATACAAGGGACTGGCAGAAAACCGCCAACGAATGGCGTGGTGCAATGAACGACAGAGAGAGGGACTTTTTAACCCGTAAGGAATTTTATACAATGATAGTAACTGCCGTAACGGTAATAACATTGGTAATAGCTTTTTTTAAATTAGTTGTAAAATAAAGGAGAAAACAATGTCATACAAAGAAAAAATAATAACGGAACACTTTACAAAAGGAACCGACAGCACAGATCCCGAAGACGTTGCTGTTAGCCATACAACAGAAGTACAGGCGGGATTAACCGATTTACAGGGTTCGGGTATGACACCCGATAAGATAACAATCGTAACAACCATTATAACGGAGTAATTTTCTAAATGGAAACTGGGACAAGCATGGAAAATAAAGAAGGAACAAAAGTAAGTACCTCTATCAAAGAACAGAATTTACAAAACAAAATCAATCAGCTTGAAACAAAAATTGATGTTGATAAATTCTTTACAGAAGTCAGGGAGGCTTTATATGAACAGAATGAAGAAACAAGAAAATCCCTGGCTTCGCACAGTGAAGCACTTATAAGGATAGAGGGTAAAGTGGCAATCCATAATAATTACGAGGATAGATTTGAAAGTATGAATATCCGCTTTGAGAAAATTGATAAGCGGTTAAACTTTCACGATAAAATTATTTGGATAATTATGGGTGCTTTCGGTGTACTGGAATTCTTAACAAGGTTTATTCCTAAATAATAAATACTAAAATGAATATAAATCAGATAAACTCTTCAGGCTATGTATGCAACAGCTCAAATGTTCCTTACGCCTTCCGTATTGGTACTGGCCCGCTTTACACAATAAAATGGACAGGCTCAGCATGGCAGGTAGACGAGCTTTCCTTTTCGGGGCTTTGTGATATTGTAGTCTGTACAGTGGACGGCTCAAGCTATGCTCAGACAACGTCAAGAATAATCATAGGTATTCAGCCCGGTATCGAATGGCAGTATTACGGAATTATGGTTGATGGCTCTGAGATAACGGGGCTTGCTTTACAGTGAACGACTTCAATATAATCATAGTCATACTCATTCAGTCGCTTTACGATTTCATTTTTTGGTATGGCATTTTCAAGGATAATGATAACGGTTCGTTCAGCCGGAAAGTTTACAGGGTAGTAAAATTCATAATAGATTACCCGGTAACAATATTCTTCTTGCTACACGTCACGGATATAAAAGATATAATAGCTTTTTACGTTATGAAACAATCCGGACTTTGTGATGCGGTATATATACTTCTTTGGAAGTGCTTCAACTGGAAACAAGATTACACTAAAGACGGCATTTACTGGCTATGGTGGATTCCAGTGGCTTGGTTTAAGAACGAGGTAATATATAAAGCGGTTTTTAATGCTGATGAAATGCATTTATATTATAACTTCTTTGGTAAATGGTATCTTAAAAAAGCAGTCATAACATTAGATGATTTTATTGAGTGTGTTACTATCGGTTCACTTTTAGGAATTTGTATTTTAATAATATTTTAAAGGAGTAAAAATGTTATTTCTAACTTATGAACTATTATCGTTATCGGGTGCATTGGTGGTTATCTTTTGGAGCTTAATGACATTCTCTAAACAGACCAACCAGCTCAACAACATCAAAACACTTAAAACGTGGTGGAGTTTAAAGGCTTTCTTTGTTATCGGTGCTGTAATATTTATCACTGTAACATCATTCCTTTTAACCGTCACGGGCGGGGACTGGCTTGTAAAGTATTTCTCAGCGGGACAGTTTGACGGCACTACACCTTTTGGGTTTTACGCAGCAGCTTTCTTATCAGGCTTACTTATCCAGTTAATTGCGGACAAATGGAGTGCTTCAAATAAACCTGTTCAGCTTGATCTGAGGGACTTGGCTACACAAACCAACACCCCAAAAGATGAACTTATACCCCCAAAAGACAATTGACATTGAAATCTTTTCTTTGCATATTGAAGGGTCAAAGCAAGTGCATCTACATTTAATAAATTTTTTTGCTCCGAATTTCCAATCCTACCACACGGTAGATGTTTTGCTTGCTTTGACGGCGTGAAACATATTTGGAAATTCGGGCTTTTTTTTATGTAAAAAAATATGAACAGAGCAGAAACAGCAATCAGTAAATTATTTAGTGCATTTATAAAAGGCGAATTAAGACATACAGGTGCTTGCAGTTGTGCGGTAGGTAATTTATGCGGACAAACTCCGTGTTGGAATCGTTTTGGTACTCCTAATAGTCCCGTAGAGGAAGCTAGGGCTAGGCGGATTATTGAGCCTACTAGATATGATGTAATAGAAATTTATGAAATAGAAAAATCATTTGAGGACAGAGCGAATAGTCTTTTAGAGTTTTTTAATGATGCCTTATTAAACACTTACAACGACCCTGACGGCTTCAAAGGCTTATCAAATGTATTCGACACACTTTACGAACTTGACAAAGAATACTTTGAAAGAGAACAGCCGAACATTGTTGAAATGGCTTTAATATGACAACCCTCAAAAAAATACTCCTTTGGTTCACTTTGGAAAGATGTATCTTAATCCTGTTAGCGTATCTATGTATTATCTTAACGGCTTCTCAATTCAAATCCTGTTCAGATACCGATTCTATGCAATCACAAAAGGACGCAATCAAAGACAGCATAAAAGTTCACGATATAAGTATCGCCGTCAGAGGTGAACAGGAAAAGCAAACCATAAACGATATTCAGCAGAACCACAATAAAGTTAAACAGAAAAAAGATGAAATTAATAAAACTCCTATTGATAGTAATAGGGTGCGTGGTGTTATGGAATACTACCGTAATTACAAGTCAGGTAATAAAACCCCTTGATAACGGTTTCTGGTTCGACACTACGGCATTTAAAATCAGTGAAGAAATAATTGAGGATAATAAAGGATTAGTTTCCGATACCACTAATCTCCGCAAACTTATCTCACAACAGGAACTTGATAAAAAGGATTTGATATATGATATGCAAAGCTATAAAACTTTATACGAGATCACTGAGAAACAACTCGCAGAAGTCCATAAGGGGTTTAATTTGCTTGAGGTGATAGGGATAGGGAGCTTGGTGGCACTTGTGACTGCAATAGTAACGGTGGTGGTAAAGTGAAAGTATTGGCATTTCTACAAAATATGTGGGTTAAAGACCCCGCTAAAGTTCAAGTTTCTCTTGACAGGTGGAAAGATACGCCTGAATTTTGGAATAGAATGGTAGCCTCATTATTATTCAGTGGTTGTATTACAGGCAGACGTATCAAAACGGCATTTGGTGATGACCTAGCTTTTAGTATTATTTATGATGAATGCACTAAAGAGATTGCCGACAATCCGAAAGTAATTTTAAAGCCCGACTTTGAGCATATTGCTAATACGATTAAAAGAATAAAACCAGACGTTATAATAACTTTTGGTAATCACGCTTATAAGGCGGTTACATCAATGTATGAAAGCGGTGCAATATTTTACCATACAGTTCCGACTTGTAAAATTATTGTTTCTCCACACCCCGCAGCAAGACAACCAGATACATTAGATAAATTGAAGGCTGTTGCTGAAAAATTAAATAATAATTAAACAATGCCAACCCCCATACTATACCACCTATGCAACCACTGCGACAAGGTACTTGACCCGAAAGGGGTGCGTAAAAACGTCACCGATTGGGGAGAAACCGATAAGGGGGTGTGTTCGTATAAAATGGGTGAGAAATATTATTGTGTAGAGTGTTATGAGAAAGAAAGTAAAAAGGGAAATGAAAATAATTGAATACCAAAAAGAAAAGGCAGAAGGTTTTAGAAATAGATCCCTGTATGAAGCAAGAATTGTAAGAGGTTATACTGAACAACGATTTGCTGAATTAACAGGAATGACACTAAAGCAAATAAAAGGTTTCGAGAAAAAGGAAGTGCCTACTGTCAGCGATGTTAATCTTTTCTCGTTCATTTTGTATCTGCCTTACGAATATTTTTTTAAAGAACCCATTGCAAATTTGCAATATGAAAGTCCTATTTTTTGGAACATAACAAATAAATAACATTATGACATTAAGAAAAGGTATGATAGGAGCTTCTGTTGGAACCTGGCAGACGTTCCTTAACTCACAGGGTTTTGATTGCGGTACAGCTGATAGCAACTTTGGCAATAAGACTGTATTTGCAACAATAGCATTTCAGAAAGCTAACGGGCTTGATGATGATGGTATTGTAGGTTCAAAGACAATTGCCGTTGCTGAAGGGTTAGGCTACAATTCAGAGGCACACGAAGGCACTAAGAACGGCGATATTACAGTTGAACAGTTATCGTACATTATGAAAGGCGGGAAGCGTGCCGATGTTGAATTATATTTACCGTCTTTAAATTCGCAAATGAAAGCCTATCAGATAAATACACCACTTCGCAAACAGCATTTCTTATCGCAGTTAGGTCACGAATCAGGTAGTCTTAAATACAGGCACGAAATAGCGGACGGTTCAGCTTATGAGAACAGAACGGATCTTGGTAATATACACACAGGGGACGGCAAAAAATATCGTGGCGAAGGGTTGATACAATTAACAGGCAGGAACAATATAACCGCCTATGCTGGTTACTGTGAAGATTTGGATTTGATAGAACACCCTGAAAGAATTGGCAATGAGCCTAAGCACGCAGTTGGAGCAGCTTGTTGGTTCTGGAAAACAAGGAACCTAAATAAGTGGGCGGATAGGGATGATGTTGTTATGGTTACTAAAGTTATCAATGGCGGAACCAATGGGCTTGAAGACAGAAAACAGTATTTGAAACGTGCCAAAGAAGTGATACGCACAGCTAATGACGGCAATATTGACGGAGCTTGATATGAAAAAGATAAAATTCCCAACGATAGATGAAATCAAGAAAATCAATTTTAACAGTAAACGTATAAGACGGATATTCGAGAAGGTTAGAAAAGAAAATAAAGCTATGCGTGAAAGAGCTAAAATTGACCACACTAAAATGAATATCCCGTTTAATTTTTAACAACAATTTTCCGCAGTTAGAAAATCTTTGATGTTATTATTTGCGTGGAAACTTTTAATAAAACCAATATTTTAATAACTTTGCGGAAGCCCCGCCCTGAAGATAAGGGCGGTGAGTTTTGGAGTTCTTCGCTACGTATCCCGACAAGGAATCCGCTAAACTCCGCATTAAAGACCGTTGAGGCGGTCTTTTTGTTATAAGAAAATAATTTATTATATTTGCTTATGATTAAAACAGAATTAAATTGGTATACCTTAGAAGAGAAACTTCCCGAACCCGGCATGATCGTTTTAGTTGTCTGGAATGACGTTTCGTATTTAAGTACAGGGGTTATTGAAAAAGAAATACCTTACTGGAATACGACACTCCCAAAATCACATGCCTTGAAGCCAGTGGACTTTTTAAAATTACGTAAAAGAAAAAACGCTGTTAGTCTTGATGACGTTAAGCTTTGGGCAGAATTACCCAAGGATAGGCTTTAGGTAATTTTGCTCTCCCTTCCTAATTTATTAATCTGTTCCTGTTTCGTATGCAGGTATCCCGCTGTTACCGCTATTGTTCTGTGACGCGCCATATCCTTTGCGTTATGTATTCCGTATTTATTAACCCAAACAGTTATAGCAGAATGTCTTGTTGAATGTAGAGTAAGTTTCGGATTGAGATTATTTCTGAAAACTGCTTTTTTAAGATTTTGATATAAGGTTGAATCAGACATTTTATATCCCCAGATAAAACCTTCAGAACTTTTAATTTTACGTGCTTGCAGTATAAGGAATATTTTATATACAACATCATTAAAGCCTATCGGTTCTTCTATACCGTCCATTTTGTTTGACAGGGTAATTGTTCGGGCCTCCATATCAATCTTATTCCAATTTAAACTAACTACTTCCATACGTCTCAGCCCGCAGTTGAAAGCAATTACAACAGCGTAATAATAATCTATCTTGGCGTTTTTCTTCAAATCCTTTAACAGAATATCTATTTCGTGTTCCTGAAAGTCCGGCACTCTTGAAGTGGTTTTTGACTTAGGAATGAATCTTGCGGGGTTTTTATCTATCCAATCATTTTCTTCAGCAATCCTGAAAGCCTTGCGTAAATTGGAAATATCGTGATTGATCGAGCCGGGACTGAATAAACCGCCCCTGTTAGACATTTCCTTTTTGCGTGAGGCTATGAAATTAATAACATTGTTTCGTGTAACCTGGCTTAGTTCTTTATTGCCTGTAAATGCAATGAACCTTTTAAAAGTATTCTTATAGCTTGACTGTGATTTAAAACCATTCAAACGGACATATTCTAATACTTCCTTTTCAAGCAGCTTAAGATCAATTTTCTTATTAAAGGTATTGTGTTTAAAGTTTTTCCAGAACTCATTAGCACCCTGTTTAGATTTATGCCCGGTTGAAACCGTGATAGTTTTCCCGCCTTCGGTATATTTCAGGTAATATACACGGTAAGTCTTATCGAGCTTTTTATTGTATATCTTTTTGAGGAAGATTGAGGACATCTCTACAATCCATTTCTAAGCCCCTACGAGGCTGTTTAAGACGTTTAAGTGGATACTAA